ATGATTTATAATGATTTATAATGATTTATAATGATTTATAATGATTTATAATGATTTATAGCAATATTACTATATAAGTAATATTAAATGTCTCGACTTATTATTAATGGTGGATATATAAAACAATTATGCAATGTACCTATTATGGAAAAATATAAAAATACTACAAATATTTATATAAAAAAACAAGAAAATCCTAAATGGAATAAGGGTGTTATAATGGTAGGATATAAAATTATAACTAATATTACTCCTGATATTGATTATAGTATAAAATTAATATTATCTCAAAGTTTTAATTGTCATTATGGTATACCCACTCTATTAATAAATGATATGATTTATTTTGAGTCTAGTAGAGCATTTGATTTTAAAGTAATACTAGATATGAATAGTGAAATAAAAGATTTGTCACATAGTGATATTTATAGGATGGATTCTATACCATTATAATACGATAAAGATAAAATGTTTTTTTTATATAATGACATTATATAAAAATAATACTATATTTCCAGAATTTATTAAAATGGAATTATCATTAGATTTAGTTAATAAAATAAATGCAATTGTGGAAGAATATAAAACCAGTGCAAAAGATGCAGTTATTTACTCATTAAAAGAAAATACAACAATGAAGTCAGATAGAAGAGTGTCTCACAAGGCTTCATTTCATTCCGATGAATTAAATAAAATAGTATCTCACTATATATGTCCTTTAATATACGGAATGCTAAAAACAGAATACCCTTCATCATTATATGATGTAGACATTGGAATGCAAATATCATCTTATATTAAATATGATAATGGTGGTTATTTTGATAAACATAAAGATTTTATAAGAATAAATAATTCAATGCATCAACAATATACCTTATTGATTGGTCTAACTAAAGATAATAATAATTATAGTGGAAATACAGTATTATGGATTCCAGTCGATGATTATAATATTGATGATTATAACGTATTATTAGATTCATCGCACGATAAATATAGTGAAATAATTAAAAAATATAATATGCCATATTTGAAAGATACTTGTAAAATATTAATAGATAGTATGAAGGAATTAAAATGTATTCCTTATAGAATTAATTGTTTTACACAGGGTAAATCATTATTATTTAGATCTGATATTATACACAGTGGTGAAGAATTTTATAGTTTTTATAATAAGAAAGAATTATGTATGTTGACTATAAATATTACTGGAATTGATAATAGTAATATGATAAATATACCAATTATTGATAATTCAATTGAAAATTCAATTGATATAGTAGAAAGTAGCAAAGCTAAAATTAATAATTGGATTTCTGATAAATATAGTAAAATTATATTATTTGATTCATTTGAGTCTTTTATGTGTAGATTTGTAGAATACTATAATCTAGTACCATTTCAAATAATAATATCAAAAGGCGAATATAATCATAAAAAGTTTTCCGATCTATATATTAAATATTTAAATTTACAAGATAAGGATAATTTTCATAATAATAATAATAATATATTGGAAAATATTAACTCTACATTGATAGACATTTATGCTAAAACTAAAGAAAAATTAAATACTAGAGGTCGAGAAACACATATTAGTATGGAGGTTATTGAAACTACAACCAATACATTGTCGATCAATTATTTAAATAAAGTACAATTTAATACAACAAATATAGATTCGATAGATTATATTGAAATTGATAATTATGTAAATAATTTTATTAAATTAAATACCAATTTTACTACTCATAATGATATTATTACTCATACTGAGAAAGTAAATAATGTTTGGGAAGAATCTACTTGTAATGATGATGGTGATGAATATGATGAGACTACTTATTTAAATTGTTCGATTGATATTAAATGGTGTTTTATTAAAAATATTAAAGGTGGCGTTTATATTTTTGGATGAGAAAAAACCGCACCGCTCTAAATATAAAGATATAATGAAATAATTTTAATAATAATGACATATAATATTATTCCTATTATGAGGTGAGGTTAACTATTAGTTAAATAAGATGATTACCTGGCAATCATCTTTTATATGTAGGATAAAATAATAAGTCCCAATGAATTATTTAAGCCTTATAATATCATCAAAAAATTCTTCGCTCATAACCTCAACTCACAGTGTTACAGATTGGTCTTAAATATGTATTTTGCTCATCCAAAGGTGTAATAATATTAAAAGACTACATTTTGTCCAATAAATAGTTTATACTCTATATATAATATTTTATATTATAATGGAAAATATATGTAAAATGTGTTATTTAGATAGTAGTAGTCATTCGTGTCATCTTATAAATAATAAATTATATACTTGTCCCGCAGAAGCAACCAAATATGATGATACTGATGGTAATATAAATCATTATGATAATATTCTTAAAACAGTAATAGGTGAATGGGAATATATTTGTGACTGTGAAAATTTTTCATTCAAACACGTGATGGCTGTAAATACCGCAATAGGGGTTATTAAATTAATAAATTCAAAATATTATAAAAATTTAAAAAAAATTAATATAATAAATTCAAATAAATTTATATATCTTACTATTAAAATAATATGGCCATTCTTAAAAGATGAATTAAAAGATAAAATTTATATAGATGAAATCAAATATAGTATGAAATAAGATAAAATATAGCAAAGCTAATTTTGATTAGAAGTATGCAAAACAATCTTCAGAATCATAACTTTATTTATTCTTAAAGTATACTTTAAGAATAAATAAAAATTGATATTTAAAATATAAAATTAATTATATTATAATTATTAATGAGATATATTGTGTGTCCAACCTGTGGTTTTTTTATTGGTAGTAAGACTATAGAATTTGAAGAAAAATCTAAAATAATATGTAGTGATCCTAAATTAAATGAAGAGGAACAAGCTGAAGAAATATCTAAATTAATTAAAACATTGAATATTAGAAGATATTGTTGCAAGATGCGATTAATGTCAGCAAAAGATATAGTACAAGATGTTTTACCAGTAGATGATAAATATGAATAGATGAATTAATAATTTACTTTACTATCACCTATATCTTGTCTACAAACTGGGCAAATATGATTATAATTTTTTATATATTGAGATAAACATTCTTTGTGAAAAATATGTTTACATTTAATATCTAGAATATTATCGCCTTTTTCTAAATCTGTTAAACATATAGTGCATTTTTCATTTATATCACATTCTATTAATTTAGTTGTTATTTTATCTATATTATCAGTTGTAACCACAACATCATTCAATTCATTTAATTCATACAATGGTGTGATTGGTATTATAATACTATTAATAAACTGATATATTGGACTATCTTGATCAAACATACCTGTCAATATATAATTGTATTCTACGAATGGATTTTGTAAATCATTTGATTGATTGGTTGGATCAACTGTAGGATCTAGCGTGCTATCTACCGTGGGATCCACTGTGGTATCCACGGTGCTATCCACTGTAGGATCTACCGTGGGATCCACTGTGGTATCCACCGTGCTATCCACTGTGGAATCAACCGTGTTTTCTATTAATGTTGGATTTACAAAATCATCATCATTCTCCTCCTCATCACTAAATATTGTGTCACTTAAATCACTTGAATCATCAGAATCGCTCGATCCACTTAATATTGAATCATTATTCTCCTCATTAAAATTATTATTCATTATAACTTTCACATTTATAATTTCATTTAATGTAATTGGATAATCAAACGATACATAAAAATGATATATATATTCATCGATACAATCAATATTAAAATTATTTTCTAATAAAATTAATTTTAAATATCGTACTATTAAAAATTCATTAGTTGTAGTATCCATATATTGAAGTCTATGAGCAAATAAGTCGTCGAAATTAAGTGTTTCCATATATTATATAATAAGATATTTTCCTATTTATATTACATTATATTCAATTTTTATTTGTATAGAGTGCTCGAGAGATATGTATCTCATAGAATATGTATAATTATATTTAAAGCACAAATGATAATATTAATAATATGGATAAAATACAACAATCAATGGATAAATTATACTATCAATTTATTGATAGTTATGCTATTAAAAATAAAATATGTGTTAATCTTCCAGTAGATGAAATTCATAATAATTCTATACCTGACAATGAACTTTGTAAAGAACTTTGTAAAGAACTTTGTAAAGGACTTTGTAAAGGACTTTGTAAAGGACTAGATCAAAGTTCAGAAGATTTTATTGTTAAAACAGTTGATGAAAGTGAAATAAAGTATTCCGATGAATACATTTATAGAAAACAATGGAATAAATTAAATAAAATGCAAAAAATATTTAAATTAAAGGAATTTGTAAGTAATTTAAAAACAGATGATATTGAAATAAAAAAACTTTTAAAAAATAACTTGATTAATATGATAAATAGTAAAAAATTAAGTAAAAAGAATGATGTAAATTATGATATCAATAATGGTATCATTTTATCAATTCCAATACTTCAATATATAAACAATCAATACATTCTCGATGTTTAAACATACTATTTATAAAGTAACGTAAGAACTACTGGTGCGTGATCACTGCCAAATACTTTTGTTAATATTTTTGATTTTTCTACTTTTGATAATAGATTTTCTGAAACTAAAAAATAATCTATTCTCCATCCTTTGTTATTAGCACGTGAATTTCTTCTATAAGACCAATAACTATATTCAACTTTAGTTGGATGTAAATATCTAAAACAATCTATTAAATGTAAATCATTTAATATACTCTTAAAACTATTACGTTCTTCGATTGTAAAACCAGCACTACGTTTATTGTGTGTAGGATCGTGTATATCAATTTCATTATTTGCAACATTTAAATCTCCACAAACTACTATTGGTTTATTTTTTTGTAGATCTGTCAAGTATTTTTTAAATTCTTGATCCCAAGTATTAACTCTATATTGTAATCTGGCAAGAGCTTCTCCTGAATTTGGAGTATAACAATGCACTAAATAAAATTTATTAAATTCAAGTGTAATAACTCGACCTTCTTGATCTATATCTTTTTTTAATAGACCATAAGTAACACTCGATGGTTTCTTCTTAGAAAAAATTGCAGTACCACTATAACCTTTTTTATTAAGTGAATGGCTTATATATTTATATTTATATTGATCTAAAGCTGATTTTAATTTGGTATCTTTCATATTAATACATTCTAAATCGATAGATGGACAAGATAATTTAGTTTCACCGAAACATATAATATCTGGATCTTCTTTATATAATAAATTTTTTAAATTATTATCAGGATGTGGTTCAATTTTACTATTATTTAACATATTTCGCATCCCATTTATATTCCAAGCTATAATCTTCATCTATAAAGCTGAATAGATAAATATTATTTAAAATGTTTTTACACAAAATGTTAAAAAAAATGTTTTTAAACAAAATGTTTTTAAACAAAATGTTTTTAAACAAAAGACTATCTATATACTATATAGATGTTATTTGCTTTATTACACAAAGATAGTTTAATCGGATTATATAATGATTATAAAAAATGTAAAAATATGATGGATGGGTTAGTATCTAATAAATTTACACAATTAAAACATCTTTCAATTGTTAGATATTTTGATAATTCGATCCTAATAGATACAAGTGATCTAGTTGAACATTTTACAACAGAAGAGACTACTGATACAAGTGATAGTTCGGAATCTGAAAAAGAACTAGATAAAGAGACGCTAGATAAAATAAATAAAAAGAAAGAAAAACAGAGTAAAATTATTTATAATCTAACTTTATTAAAGAAAGAAAAAGAAAAACTAGAAGAAAAGAAACTAGCATATAAAACAGATTATGAATTATTTAAAAAGTTTAATAAAATAAAAGCAGATAATAGTAGTTTTACAATACCTGAATTATTTCAAGAAAAATATAAAATAATGACAGAATTACAAGAGACTGATAATCTAAATTGGGATTCTTTTAATAAAAAATATATAGTAAAAGACTTAAATACATCATATGATAAGATACTTGATAAAAATGATATTAAATATCCAGGTAAAAAATTATTAGATGTTAGTAGCACTGAATCGGAATCTGCAACTGACACTGAATCGGAATCTGGGACTGAATCTGTGTAAATATAAAATCAAAATATAAAATCAATATATAATTATCTAAAAATTTAGATAATTATATAATATATCTATATTATCTATAATGTATAGACAAATTGATATAGATACTATTACTAAAAACTTGGATAATATTGAAGATAATGCTAAAACCATTGCATTAAATAAATATGAACCAATGATAAGTGAAGTTCGAAATGTTATGAAAGATATAATAGATTTTATAAAACAAAAAAAAAGAATAGTATATGGAGGATATGCACAAAATGCTTTAATTAATAATAAAAATAAAAAAGATGTATTCTACCGTGAAATTGATTTAGCGGACATTGAATTCTATACACCTGATCCAATTGGTGATATGATAGATATATGTGATATGCTATATCGAAAAAATTATAAGCACGTTAAAGGACAAGAGGGTGTACACGAAGAAACCTACAAAGTATTTGTTAATTTTTTAAACTATTGCGATATATCTTATATGCCAAATTCTATTTATAATAATTGTCCTACCATTACACTAGATGGTATAATATATGCTCACCCGCATTTTATGTTAATTGACGCATATCGTGTTTTTACTGACCTAATGACTAGTCATTTTAGATTAAAGAAAACATTTACTAGAACCACTCGATTAATTAAATATTATCCATTCAATGAAAATACAATTTACAATAAAATATCTTACGATAATTCAATTAATGAAAATAAGACACTGTTTAGTTTTATTAGAAAAAAAATTATTCATAATAGTCGATTGATAGTAGTAGGCCACTATGCATTCAATCAATTGATGAAAATAGCAAAAATGCCAGAGAATTATTCTATTGATTATAATTTCATTCAATTAGTATCAAGTGATTATACGAGAGATGTAGATATTATTACCAATAAATTAAAATCATATAATAAGATGATAACAAGGAAATCATTCCATCCATTTTTTCAATTCTTAGATAAATCGACAGAATGGTATTTGGATGATAAAATGATATTAAGATTATATGGACCTAACGACAAATGTATCGTGTATCGTTATTCTGAAAAAAAGAAAACATATTTCGGCTCCTATCAATTAATCTTTTTATATAATTTAATTAATTATAATATTGGAATAATTCGGAAAAATAAATTTAATGAAATGGTTTACGGAACAATGATAAATAGAATGATAAAAGCACGCGATACTTTCTTAGAGAAAAATAATTTATCTATTTTAGATAAATCACCATTTCAAGAATTTACAACTGATTGTTTTGGAGAACCAAAAGATGTTCTTAGATCATCTTTTTTAGAACGAGATAAAAAGAAAGACAAAGGGCAGAAAATTATATTTTCATATAAACCTACTGGAAAGAATGGTACTAAACCAACTTATCATTTTACTGATAGTTCAGGTAATGTTAAGATGTGATCGCCGCGATGTGATCGCCGCGAT